TTCAAAGACATCTCGAATCACTTTCTCCACGAGGAGGATCTTGATCGAGTCACTGGACAGGATGGTTATCGCATCAGCGATGTCATAACCAACTTCTCCAATTTTGCCTACACTGAATCAGAACTTCCATTCAATGCAGCAACAATGACCTCGACCAAGATCCCCCTCGCAATTGTCGCTCGAGGTGGTGGAGAAAAAGGGATCTGTGGATCTCCATGGGTCGTCACTAACCCGACGTTCTTTGGAAATCTAGGCAAGATTTGCGGAATCCATGCCTTTGGTGGTAAGGGAATAGCAGGAGCTGTTCCTATTACCATCGAAGCATTGGAGTCCGTTGAAACTGGCTTCACAGAACCTTCTTTTCAACCATCCCAAGTAGACTTCGAGATGTCCGCCGATGCTGACTCTGAGACCACCTTGCTCTACCATGACTTTCATGGACGAGTTTCAGCTTCTGATGCATTCATTCAACCAAGAAGAACCGAATTGCAACCTTCTCCTATCTTCGGAGAAGTTTGTGAGGTCACTCACGAACCTGCAGTCCTTTCCAACAGGGACCCAAGGCTCGATGACCCGGCAGTCTTTGACCGTGATTTGGTCAAGAAGACTGACCGTCTTTCTTCTTGGTTCAAGAATGAATCAGAAGTTGATGTGGCCACAAAAGCCATCATCGACGAACTTTCCTATCTTCCCATCAAACTCACTCCCCGCCTTCTCACTCTAGATGAGGCGGTGAATGGGGTTGATGGACCCCCTCACATGGCTGAGACTGGCCTTGAAATGAGGAACTCCCCAGGATATCCGTGGAACAAGAAACACCACGGAAAAGGGAAGTTCCCCTTTTTCAAGGAACGAATCCAGAAAGAAGGCGAACGACTAAAATATGATCTAACAGATCCTATTTTAGCTGCTCGCGTTCACGAACGGATGGCCTTAGCCATGCAAGGGAAGATCCCTGACAATTCAATTTGGTTGGATGTCATGAAGGATGAACTTCGCCCCAAAGCGAAGTGTAGATCAGGAGCGACGCGCATTATCAACGCGCCTCCTCTAGATCTCATGATCTGTATGAATGTGCTCTTTGGAGCCTTTCGGATCTTCTTCATGGACCCCGACCTAGTTGGATTGCCCCTGGAGTCTGCCCTAGGTGTTGATCCCCGAGCATCATGGCCTGCTTTTGGAATGCTCTACAAGCAGGCGATGACTCTTTTCGGAGTGGACTTTTCGAAGTTCGATTCTTCGCAACTTGCTGAATTCTATAAGCAAATTGCGAAGATTATCAACACCTGGTACAGAATGTTCCAGGAGGATCAAACCCACATTGATCAAGAATGCTTGGCGAGAGAGACTATTGCCTTTGAAATAGGCCATACTCTCCATCTGTATGGTTCTACTCTCTATACAGATGATCACGGACTGCCCTCGGGAGTGCCTGGAGGTTTCAC